GATGGCCGGCGGGCATTTTCCTGCTCAGGCAGACACTGCACCGCACTGACGGTTGCGTCCAACTAAGTACACGGCAATATCCCCCGCCCAAACAGGCGGGGGATCGCTTATCCTCGCATCTTTCGCATCACGTTATCATACATTCGCGCATTTGTTACTTTCAGCGCATCCATCAACTCGTCCACTATGGCCCACGCCTGTTCCGGCGCGCGGGATGATACCGCTTGCATGAAGTCACTGTCACCGTCTACCACATCAGGAGCCGGTGCGCCGGAATACATAGCCGCCGGTGCAGGGTTTCTCTGCCCTTCGTGCTGGTTTTGTATAATGTACAGCGCGGCCAACTTCTCGTAGTTCGGCCAGCTTGACTGTTCCGTTTCCAGTCTGGCTATCCAGGCTTTAAGTTCCTTTTCGTCGATCAAGGGGAACTACCCCCTCTCAGCCCTCCACGGCATCCATGCACCGCTGAATGGCGTTGCGGATAGTATCATCATCCGCATTGTCCAGCATCTCTTGCAGCTGGCGCTTCATGTCATCTTTTGCGCCGTCGCGGCTATAATGGCCGCGCACATAATGGGTGCCACGTCGTGCGTAGGAGCTGCCGCCGCCGTAGCTGTCGCGGGAATACCTGCGCTGAGAATAGTCGCCGTCGCGGGAGTAACGCCGCTGGGAATAGTCGCCGTCACGGCTGTACCCTTCATCTTCCATCATATCGATCTTGTCGATGTTCTTGATGGTGCTTACCAGCTTATGCGCGATGTCCAGATCCCCGGCGCCCAGCTCTCCTTTGTGAGCGATCTCGTCAAGCTCCTTGCACAGCATATCGCGCAGGTCGTACATTGCTTTCATACTCATAGTTTACTCCTTTCAGCTTACGCGGTCAACGGTCAAGTTGGAGTTAGCGAAATTGATTGCCTGTGCGCTCGTGTTCTCCATAGCCACAGTCAGGCAACAGCCCTTCGGCACCTCCACAATGGCGCTGACATAAATGTTGAAATAGTTTCCCACGGCGGCGGGGGTAACAGTCGCAACGGCGCTGTTCAGTGGTTCACCGTTGATAGCCAGCGCGGCGGTAATAGCTTCCACCGTGCCGCCGGTAGGGATAGCGATGTTGCCGCCAAAAGCTACGCGAAAACGTGCCTTGCACTGGTTTGTCAACCCGCGCAAAGTTACGATGCCTGCTCCGGCTCGATGCACGATGCACGGCTTGTTATTGACCGCAGTTTCCGTCAGTGGAACGTTCTGCCCAGCAGCAACGGTCTGAATTGCCGCAGAAGTAAATTCTGCCATTAAAATCATTCCTTTCTCAGTTAAAATAAGCGGCGGAGCTATTGCCCCGCCGCGTTGGTGTCAGTATCAGCACGGGGCTGAACAGTTCGGAAATTCCGAACAGCTGGTGCTATGCAGTTGTCAGCAGCCGCAGCCGGTTCCGCATCCGCCATAGCCGCTGCCTGCCCAAGGATTACAAGTGATGTAAGCTGGGGTGGGGCAAGGACGCAGCTGGGAGATCAGGTAGTTGTTCTGCGCAGCCTGAGATGCGGCAAGGCGCAGCTCCTGATTGGCACTTTCCAGATCGCGCATCTTGTTCTGCGTCAGGAAGTCAAGGATAGCGCGGCTATTCTGGTTCTGGTTGTCGATGATGTCACGCGCAGCGGTGTTGATCGTGTTGCGGGTGTCGCAGGCCTGCGTCGCCATGTCGTACCGCACCTGGGCGATAGCCGCCCGGTTCTCGCAGCAGCACTCCTGGTTCTGCATCTGCATGGCGGTGAGCTGCTGCATCAAAGCGGCCTGCTGATTGCTACGGGACAGCTCGGCCTGTGCAAAGCCGTTTGCCATCGCCATGTTGGTGCCGCTGACAAGCTGCGCCTGCTGGTAAAATCCGTCGCAAAGGCCCTGATTTACGCTGTCGATCTTGCGCTCGACATTGGCAAAGTCAGAGGTCAGAACATAACCGTCCATCACGCCGTTGCCGCCGCCACCGAAGCCAAAGCCGTTACCCAAGCCGCCGAACGCAGCGAAAATGAGGAACAGCACGATCCACCACGCGCCATCTCCGCCCCAGCCGAAGCCGTTACCGTTGCCGGTGTTGGCAGGAGCCACAGGCATAGTCATCATGGGGGTGCCATCGGAAAGAGACATAGTATCACTCCTTTTGAAAAAATATTTATATCAAACCGTGGCCACGATTTTGATTACTTGAAAAGCCCCTGAAATTGGTTTGCCATTGACTGTATCTTGTTCAGTTGGTCTTGTGAGATTTTGCCGCTTTGCAGCATTTTCTCTACTTCCGCTTTTGGGTCGCCTTTAAAACTTGCCTTGAACTGCTTGAACTGCTGTAACAGCTGGGGAAAGCCGCTCATCGGCCCCGGCATCTGTCCGCCACCTAACGCATTGAAAAACGGATTGTTACTCATCGTCATCTTCCTCCTCCACCTTGCGTTTCTTTTTGCCCTTTATTTCGCCCACAAGCGCCGCCAACGCGTCGAACTCCTTACGGGTCACATATTCCGGGGCGGGAGCTTTCTGCGCGTCAGGAGCGCTTGCAAGGCGTTCTACAAGGTCATACGTCTTGAGCGTCGGCTTGCCGCTTGCATCGGCCTGTTTTAGGTACACCACAGGAGCCGTGCTGTCCCACAGCGCAATGGCGGAGTTGGGAGCAATCAGCCAATTCTCCGCCTCTGGCCTACCAGCTACCCACTGTACGCCGCCCTGCGCCACCGGGTTCTGCATGGGTGGAATTTGCGGTATCTGTGGCGGCATGGTCTGCATCTGCTGCTGCCGAAGCTGGGCAAGGTTGTCCTGCATTGTCTGCGGGTAATAAGGGTTGAAATACGGGTTAAATGCCATAGTTACGCCTCACTTTCTTTTTGCCAGTAATACAAAACAATTTCGTTTTCGCTGTTCCAGCTGTCGTAAATTACGCCGTCCTGAACACACACGACGTGCCCGGATAGCGCAAGGATAAACGTCCCCTCCGGGTGTTCATCGGCGAACCTACCGACTGTGTAGCAATCCGGGCAAGTATCCGGCACCATGTACCGCCTGTAGCCTATCCGCCGAAGATACGCACCCCACACAGCGTTTGCGGATGGCATATCACCTTCCAGATACCCCTCTATTGCCATAGCAAGGTACGTTTCGCCCCACTCTTTCCCGGTGGCTTTTGAAATAGCCCGAACGGTGCAGTCTCCCACATTTTTCCCGTGTGGGTTTTCGTTGAAGTAGCTATACATGAGCTGCCACCAGCTCTATCACCCGCACATAGGCTTTTAGCCCCGGGAGGTCATCCTGATACGCCCAAATGATGTCCTCCGCCATCTGCTGGGTAAATCCCAACGACACCAACTTTTCGACCATGCAAGCACCTCCGTTTCTTGCAATAAGCGTAACAAAAAACTGCCCCCGCAAAGGGGCAGTTAAAGGTCAGAAAAAGGCCGTTAATTTGCGAAATATTTACTTGTACAATACCGCAGAAACGATGTATAATAAAATCAGCCGCCCCGGAATACTCCCGGCGGGCATCTTTCCCTTTTTATACGCCCGGTTCACCCCCCCTACCGGGCGCAAACAAAGAAGCCGCACCTTTTCAGGTGCGGCTTCTTTCTTCGTCTGCAAATTTCTGATACGCTCTCCTGCGGCACCGCTTTACCGTTTCCGGTGACACGTTTAGCAGTAACGCCGTTTCACAATAGCTTTTCCGCTTCACGTCACATTCAATAACGCACACTGCTTCGTCAGGCGGTAGCTGGGCGCTCATAACATACGCAATAGCCCGCTTTGGTGCCATACTCTGCAATCTGCGCCGTATCTGCTTGTGGTAGCTGTCCATAACACGGTTTTAGCCGTGAGCTTGCGGGACTTTACGCCGGGGAAAGAGGCGGCTTGTCGTAGCTCTTTCCCGCCCAGCAGATTTATTTTACTTCACGATCTCCCACGTGCCGCTTTTCCCGTCCGCGCTCCGCGTCACCTTCACGGTGTACGTTTCGGTCACGGTCGGCTGTTCCGGTGTCTCCGGCTGTTCCGGCTCCTGCGGCTTCTCCGGCTCCACATATTCCAGCCCGCAGAACTCGCACAGCGCCTTGCAGTCCGCCACAGCGCAATCCTCCATGTGCTCGTGGAACCACGCCGCGTCCTCCGGGTTGTCGTGGTACACGTGCTCCTGGTACACGGCGTAGGCGTTCGTGTCGTCCAGCTCGTGCAGGTCGCTCCGCGTCGCCGTCCGGCAGCCGTGGGGGTAGATGGCCTTGCGGTACTTCACCATCAGCTCTGCCAGTTTCTTCCCGTTGGCGCTGCTGGGGTGGTACATGGACAAAAAGCCCTTTACCGTGCCGTGCCCGGTGGGGCCGTTGGTGCTGCCGTTGGTGTGGGACACATAGTGCACCTTTGCGCCCCACTGATTGCTCTCCTTGATGGCGCGGTACATATAGTCCGGGCCGTACTCGTCGCTCATGGGCGTCCGGCGTGGGCCGCGCATGATGTCAAAGCCGCAGCGTTCCAGCATGGGCTGCAAAATGTCCAGAAACTCGTTGTTCTCCAGCGTCTCATAGCACTGCTGGCCATCGGGACGCTTATAGCAGCACTGGTTGGCCATGTGGTACGCCGGGGACAGATAGATCTTCGGCTTCTCCGCAGGCGCGTCCTCGTCGCTCTCCTGATAATCCGGGTAGCCGAAGGTGTACGAGGACTTTACGCTGGCGTACTCCTTCTCGTACACGCCGCCGCCGTTGCTCACCACGCCGCTCTGTGGGCTGGTGTTGCCCTCAATGGTGCGGAAGCCCTTGCCCACGATCTCCGTCACGATGCCCGTGTGGTCATCGCCGAAGAATACCTGTGCGCCCACCTTCGGCGTAGTGCCCAGCTGCCCCGCAGCCTTGAAGTACCGCTTCAGGTAGTACACGCCCGCGCCCAGACTGTCGTCCGGCAGGTTCTGCAGCCGCTTCGCCTCTGCTACGCCGAACGCCTGCACGTTCACCCACGCCACGAACGTGGTGCACCACGGGTACCCCTGCTTTTTCCCGTTGTAGAAATGGGGGATGGCGTCAATGTCCCGTGCGTACTTCGTAAAGTTCTTGTCCCCTGCGTTAGCGGTCTTGCTGTCCAGCTGCGCGTTGGACGCTTTCTCAAGATAGCCCAGCTCCTCCCGGGCTATCTTGATGACTTTACTGCCGCCGTTCATGCTGCTTCCCCCAGATCCTTCTCCTTTTTATAGCTGGCGCTGGAAATGCCCAGCACAGCACCGAGGAAAACGGTGATGCAGGAGATGGTGCTCACGATCTGCTCCGCATAGGGCCAGCCCCAGATACCTGCCAGACCGGAGTACAGCGCCGCAATAGCGGGCAGCACGATGATAACGCACCACTTGATGATGTCATACATACGATTGCTCAGCTTCATAATTCGTCCTTTCCGGCTTTACGCCTCTCGCTTGATGGGCAGCTTCCTTACTTCCTCCATGACCCGTTTTGCGCTGCCGTTGCCGCCCATCTTTTCATACGGCTGGTACAGATAGTCATTGAGGTTTTCGTACTCGTCCTGCGTGATATACCCTCGTGTCACGTACACCATGCCCAGATGGATGATGCGGTCATGCGCCAGACCCACCAGCATCTTTCGTTCCACATTGTTCTTTTCCCGCCGCTTCCCTATCAGCGCCCACAGCCCGTTACTTGCCAGCATAGCCAACACGATGGGCAAAAGCACTCCCTGTACCCACGGTTCCATTCGCCGCGTTCTCCTCTCAAATTATTTTTGCACCTCGACACCCTTCGACCGTTTCTGACACGCCACCTGTGCTATCCTGCTTGCAGAAAGGAGGTGTTCCCATGCCCGAGTATTTCACCCTGTTCAACGCCGTTACCGACGCCATTGCCCAGCTTGAAAAGGCCGTTGCCGCGCTCAAACAGGCACAGCTCGATGCCGAGGAAGCCTACATCCAGCGGGGGGAGTAATTCTCCCCGCCCCTTATTCTGCGTACACGCTCTCGATCAGCGCACACAGCTCCGTGTACTGCTCGTCCGTGATGCGCCCCACGGCGTAAAACACGTCGCACTTCTGCTGCGCCTCCTCACGGGTCTTGTAGAACCGCTTGTTGATGAGCTTCGTCATAATGTTGTACATAGTCATTCTCCTTTCTTAACCGATGTTGTCCATATCCGCCTGATAGATGGTTTCCACAGCCTCGCCCAGCTGCTGCGTCAGGCTGTCTATCTCGTTGTTGGCTTCCTCCAGTGCCGTCAGCACCTCTTTGCCGTCACGGTAAAACTTGCCATCCGTGTACGTGTCCCCCATACCCACCGGCCTGTCACCGGTGTACACGGCGGAGGGGAAGAACTGCTCGTTCCGCTTGTCCATTTCGATGATGTTTGTAACAACACCGTTTTCAACCAATGCGTATCTCACTTAATCACGCTCCTTAATCCGAAATCTTGGTGGCGTTTGCGGTGAACCATGCGTAGAACTCCGGGGAAACTACCTGATAGCGGTTCCAGAATTTTATGGTTTTTGCTGTTGCTTGTAGCCATGTGTTGTTGGTAAACCTATACACTTGTACATAATTTGCCGACAAGTCGCCGGGGTTATGCCCAAAGCACAGATTTTTATTGGAAGAAAGTTCTTGCACACCCATCACGCCATAAAGACTGGAGCCAGCATAGGCAATTGTCCCGTCATAATCAAAGTTCTCTGTAAACAGAGCGCTTGGCATGGTAAGTGTGTCATTGAACTTCCACGTTCCACTCAGCACGTTCTCAGTGGGGTCGTCTTGGTGCAGACGGATACACACGATACCTGAGCCCCCCGCAGTTCCTTTCCCGCCGGGACTGGAACTATCATAATATCCTTTCCCGCCACCTCCTCCGCCGCCGGTATTGGCCGTAGCGTCAGTTGTAGAATTACCTTTTGCGCCGCCCCCTTCACCACCAGCTCCCGAAGTTCCAATGTCTCCGTATTTTCCCGCGCCGCCGCCACCGCCGCCGGCATACAGCTTACCGGTTGCTTCGCCAAATTCTCGCGTGGTAGCGCCTTGTCCTTTTCCGGGGCTTCCGGTTGCCGGAGATCCGACACTCCCACCATCCGATCCGTTTGACCCGCCATCTCCGGCGTTCACCTGCCCGGTTGCGGCGACGCCTCCTTTTCCGCCTCCAGAACCCCCGGCGGCAACAGTTCCACCTGAAACCGTATAGCCAAAAGCCGAAGTCTCACCGCCGGAGTTGCCGCCTCCGGTGCCCCCGGCACCAATAACAACTTGGTATTCCACCCCTTTTCGCAGCAAAGCATTTACGATAGTTCTTGTGCATCCACCGCTTCCACCGGCTCCGCCGCTGTTGGATAATCCAACAGTCACACCACCGGCACCACCGCCAACCATAAACACATCCACATACGTGTCCTTCTTCATCGTCAGGATGCCGGTTTCCAAAAACTCCACTACACCGTCTGCGGTACGCTCATTGAACGTACCGCCCGTGTAGGTAAAGTCCAGCCGATTGGCAATTCCGCCGCCCCCTGCTGTCACCGCTCTGCCTGTAATTGCCATATAAACCTCCGTTCCCGACCTCCGAAACGGAGGCCGTGTTTATTCTTTGTGTACGCGCATACAGATGATGCCCGAGCCACCAGAGCCGGGGTAAGACGCGTAATCCCCCGACACGACTTTCGCTGACCCGCTTCCGCCTCCGCCTCCCCCGGTATTGTCCTGGGCAGAAGTCTGCTGCTTTGCTCCACCACCTTCGCCACCGGACGCATAGGTTGTAGTTGCCGAACTCGCACCGCCAGCTCCGCCACCGGCATAAAGTTTCCCGGTGATTTCGCCAAACTCACGGGTCGTGGTGCCCTGCCCAGTTCCACCGACCTTTGAATTGATGGTAAGCGCGTCATTTCCGTCACTGGCTCCGTCGCCAGGGTTCACACCCAAATTCGTACTTTTTGAACCGCCTACGCCTCCGCCAGAGCCTCCGTTGCCGCCGTTTATTGGAACAGACGCAGATTTTCCGCCCTCTGCCGTATAGCCAAAAGCAACTGTATTACCTCCAGCAGGGCCTACTTTTCCATAGGCTGCTTTGCCAGCCAGAGCAATCCCACCTGCGCCAATTACAACGGAATACTCGACATTTGCTTGAAGCAGCGCTTTTGTGATGGTCTTTGTAAAGCCGCCAGCTCCACCTCCGCCTCCAGCCCACGTCGAATTAAATCCGTTGCTGCTTCCATTTCCAGCACCTCCGCCTCCTACCAAAAAGGCGTCAATGTACGTGTCCTTCGTGACTTTCAGCACACCACTTGTCAGAAGCTCCACAACCCCGTCATCAAGGCGTTCATTATAGGTACCGGTATATTCGAATTCTAATCGTTTAGCAGTACCCCCCCCCGCAATTTGCGATTTACCGATAATAACCATCGTTAAACTACCTCCTTTACTTCGTACACCGTCACCTGTACACTCAGGTCAGCGGTGGGTTTCTCGCCCACAGCGTAGGCGGTGAATGTTCCGTTGTTGTTGGCGATGTAGATAGCGTTGGTGCCATCGTCCAGCATCTGCTGTATCGCCGCCGCGTCTGCCTGAATGTCCGCCTGACTGGTGGCCGTTCCGCCTGTGATGGTCACACCCTGGGTGTAGGGGCTTGCGCTCCCCGTCCAGCTTGCCGCCGCCAGCGTCAGCGATAGCTTTTTGTCCGTTGCCTTGCCCGCCACGGCGTTGATGGCCTGGGAGGGCGTTGCCGTTGCCGGGTCAAGCCCCAGCGTTTCCGCCACCTCGTCCGTAAGCAGCGTGGACTTGTTCAGCGGTGTGCCCTCCGTGGTGGGGTTGTCCTGCCGGGTCATGTCGTACACGTTGTCCTGCCCGGAAACAGGCGTGAGCTTGACGCGGCCAGGATAAAGGGAAATTCTGTCCTGCATATCTGCTCCTTTCCAAAAAAGATGGAGCCGACTACGTTCTCATAGTCGGCTCCTATTGCCCTTTCCCGTGCCCCGATTGGCCGGGAGTAACGTTTATTATTTGATTTCGTTGGAGTACAAGTCTCCCGAGTAAAACCACGACTTGGCTATGTTCTGCACAAGCTGGTCTACCAGTATGAGGATGCTTTCAATGTCGTTGGCCTTTCGATAGTCCAGCGGCATTGTCGGCACCTCCGGGGCATCGGCTGGCACAGGCAGCGCCCCGCGTATTTCCGCGATGTCCGCGAGGTACTGGTCAATGTCCGCCTGCGTGGGAATGTCCGTTTCCGTCCACCCTTGCTTTGCCGTTACCGTTACGCTGTAACCATTCGCTTCCAATTCCTCCGCCACATACAGCACAGCTCCCGCAACGCGGTTCAGGTCAGTGTAGTTGTACGACCCCTTGTTGTCGCTCAGGAGAAGCACGTCCGCCGGGGTGCCGCGCCCAGCCTCTATTCGACTGAGCGCGGCTATCACGCCATCCACGTCTGCTTGCGTCCTGTCCGTAATAAGGGACAGCATACCGTAGTTAAGGGTAAACTGGTAACTGGCGTTTGTGCCCGCCGCGTTGATAGCCGTCAAAGATACGGCGTACTTTTCATCCATCGGTTACACCTCCCCGGAAAACAGGTCGTTGCTGTAATAGAAGTACGGGCTGATGATCCACGCGCCTGTGACTTCCGCGTTGTACACCACTGTGTTGGACAGTTTTATCTCCATCTTGTGAAGATTGCCTGTGGTCAGCAGGCCCCACGGCGTGTAAATGCTTACGCAGTCGCCCAGCTTCTCGCCACCGTATACCACGGTCGCCGTGTTCGTGTCACGCAGCGAATAATACTTGTACAGCCGGTCCGCCACTGCCTGTCCAATTTCATCAGATACAAGAGTTGCCGCCGTAACTTCCTTTACGTTCTCCCGGTCGGATGCGGTCACGTTGGGGTTGATGGCACTGTACACCGTCCTAGTGTCTTTGTACTTAACCCCATTGATGGTCACGTTGCCGTTGCTGGCTTCTACATAGCTATGCGCCGTCACGTTTACCTTTGTGACCACCGCGCCGGTTGCAACGGAAGATCCGACGAACGTCCGCCCGCGTGGGATAAGAATAGGCTTTGTGGGCTGGTTGAATACCCGCAGTTTGTTCCCGCCGTCTGTTGCCAGACAGACGCCCCATGCAAATATGACTTGCTGAATGGCGCTTCGGTTGGTGCCCTTGACAAGTACGCCTGTCAGTGTTGTGTCCTCCACATCGACCGCATACTCCACATCAAAGGGCTTTGCAAGCGTTTCTAATAGCGTTTTTGCGCTCACTCCATCAAGGTATGCGCCTCCGCTAAACGGTGTGTATTCAAGCACTCCAAGCGCGTCCTGGCACTCTATCACATACACGTTTGCGGACGTGCGTGACGAGTTGTTAATGTAGTATGTCCCCAGATGCCGGTTGTCGTTCCACACCTCCACCGGCTGTTTCAGCTGGAACAGATAGTCCACGTCTTTCAGGCTGTCCAGCGTCCAGTTAAGCGTAGACACCGGCAGCTCTACGGCGGCTTCGTTCGCCTGGTTTGCGATGGATGCGTTGCGTATTTCGTTCATCTCGAATTTACGCACCACGCCCAGCACGATCTCATTGACCCGCGCACGCCGATGGGGAACTACGGTCTTTTTCAGAGTTACCTCCACTTTGTCAAAGCTCTCTACCCGGCAATCGCAGAAGTACACCACGTTGTTAGGCTGGAATGACTGCGCCCGCCGCAGCACCGCACCCTGATACCACGAGATTTCTACCTCGCTGCAATACTCTCCTGTGTCCTCGTCAAAGGTAAGCTGGATGCCCATGCTGGAATACTGCTGTGTAAACGTCATGGTGATTTTTGGCGGGTTGGTAAACTCTCCGTTGTCCCCGGAAACCTCCGTAGACCAAAAGCCTACCTTGTCCTCTGCGTACACGCCATCAAAGGTGCCGTCCAGCACCCAGCGGCTCCGTTCCAGCGTAATAAGCTTACCCGGAGCCGCGCCGTGCGGAATTTGGGTGAGGTCTCCTGTGCCGCCGGTGGCGACCACAGTCGCGTCATCCGCCGCACCGGGGGCTATGTCCTTGTACAGAATAGTCGTTTTCGACATAGTCCACCTCTTAGGGGCGGAGCTGCGCGTCCATCGGAACGAAGTTCACCTCGATCTCGCCCCAATAGTTTACGCCTCCATCGCCCTTCTCCAAGTCCTGCGACGCGCTGGTGTAATACGCTTCATAAGCAATGGTGGTCTGGCCGTCTGCCGCTTCCAGCATAACGAAGTCATCCACGCTGTGTTTGTACAGGTAGTCCCAGAAATCGTCCAGTCCCTTGTAGTTGTCGCCGCGCCGAAAAACCGTCAGCTTGTGGCCAAGGTATGTACCGATGATGTCACGCACCATGCGTCCCGTCATTACGCGCCCTGCGTTTTCGCCGTCCAGCACGTTAAAGTTTCGATTGTACTTTGAAATGGCCACGTCAGCGTCAAAGGAAATGCCGTTCAGTTTGATGTAGTTCATCCCTGCACCTCCGACAGATTTACGCCGATGCGCGTACCCTCCGCCTTGTTCAGCCGGTACACGACCTTTCCCAGCACGTCCTTGTCCAGCACCAACACGGCTTCATTGCTGCCGCCGTAGCCGCTTTCCGCAAGGGCCTGTTTGAACGCCTGCACCATCGTAGCCAGCGGTGTCTCAATGTTCGTTCCGGACTTCTGATCACCCAGCACTGCCATAAACTCCCGGTTCGGAGGAATGACCGCGCCCTGTGCCAAACGCGGGATTTTAAGCTCGTTTACATGGGAAATATTGATGCCGAAAGATTTACCGCCGATACCCGGCACCCAATCCGGTATCTCAAAGTGTATCTTGTTCAGCTGGTCAATAAGCCAGTTGATACCCTTGATGATGAGGTTTACAGCCGCCTCAAAGACACCTACGATGGTATTCCAGATGCCCCGGAAAATTTCTTTGATACCTTCCCACGCTTTTTTCCAGTCCAGCGTAAACACGCCGGTCAGGAATTCAATAAGGCCACTGAAAATCTGTTTCATGCCCTCGACTACGTCATTGACGTAAGTTTTCGCCAGCTCTATCAATTCATGGAACCTACCGTTTGTGCTTTCGTCAAGCCAGTCAAGCAAACTTGTCAGCCCCAGTTTGAACCAGTCAAAAATGCCCAGCACAAATGTCTTTACGCCGGTAAGCATTTGGATAACCGACTGTTTCATTTTCTCCAAGTCAAACGTAAGAATGCCGGAAATAAGGCCCAACGCTCCCTGCACAATGTCCTTAATACCAGTCAACATATCTCCTACCGGAGTACCGGCAAGACCGCACTTTTCTATGATGGTGTCTATGATCGCTCCAAAGATATACCCCACAAAGTCCAGCAAATCGGCCAGCAAAATACGGGCGTGGTTTACAAAGTTGATGATGTTGTCCAGCGCCGCGCCCCAATCACCGGAGAATACGTTGCCGATAAACCCGGTGACATCCTTAAACAGGTTTACAATGTCCTGCCCGATCTTCTTGAGCTTGTCCGCGATTTTATCAAGAAATGCGAAATTTGCCGCCGTGCTGAAATCAGGTAGAATAATACCGGACCCGCCGCCGCTTTCACCGCTTAACTTATTGATCTCATCAAACGACGCAAGCTGTTTACTTGCAGACTTTGCCGCTCCGCCAACGCCTTTATATGCGTTCTTCTGGTCGTTCAGGGACTTTGCCGCATTGGCGCTTTCTTTTGCCGTTGTTCCAAATAGGGCGGATACAATATTCGCAATAAACGAAACCACCGTAGCCAGTACCTTAACCAGCGCAGTAAACGCCGGGATGATGATCTGCACAAGCGGCTGTGCCAGCGTCAGTAGCGCACCCTTGAGCTGCGCAATAGCGTCCCGTGCTTCGCCGTTTACGGCCACCACGTCCGCCAGCCAATCCCGGAGGGCCGCCAACGCACGGGCAATGATGGTAAACACCAGCGCCCGCTTTGCCAGCATTTTTACGCGCTTTGTGAATGCCTCCATGCCCTGGGATGCTTTGTCTAACCCTTCTTGTATCTTTCCTGCGTTCTTGCCGGTATTGCCAAGCTGCTTACCTAACTCACCAGCCTTTGCTTTCATTCGGTCAAGCTCCGATTCGCCCTCGCGGATAGCGGCGTTCTGCTTGTCCAGTTTGTCATTCATGGCGTTCCATTCTTTTTCCATAGACGCTACAGCGGCCTCCTGCTGTTTGATAGCGTCGCTGGTAAAGAACTCGCCGCCGCCCTTCATCTGCGCCAGTTTTGCCTTTGCTTCGTCAAGCTGTGCGCCCAAATTGTTGGCCTGATTAAACAAAGTATCTCGCGCGGATTTCTTGTTGGTGAGCTTTTCCTGCAGCGCTTCTATTTTCTTTTCCAGCGCATTGAGTTCTTTCTGCGCCTGCTTATCGTCAATATCGGCCTTGATGATAACGGAACCGTCCGCGTTTGCCATACAATCACCTACTTGCTTTTATGGTATTTGTGTGGTATTATAAACAAACCACAAAAAATTTCTTGGAGGGTGGAAGAAAATGGATAAAATGACTAAGTGTAAGACCTGTGGCGCAGATATTGCAAAATCCGCGAAAGTATGTCCCGCTTGTGGAGCCAAACAGAAAAAGCCGGTCGTGCTGATCGTTATAGCTGTGTTTATTGCTATCGGCATTATTGGCACTGCGCTTGGCGGGAATTCTCCAGAAAAGGTGGGGGATACAGACGCAAAAGGCGGAAACGGATCAACTGCTCCGCAGAAAACAGAATTTGCAGTTGGTGACGTTGTCTCCCTTAAAGACATTGAAGTCACATTTGTGTCTTGCACACAATCAAGCGGAGAAGGTTTTTACACACCAGACAGCGGCAACGTGTTTCTATTTTGCGAATTTTCCATTGAAAACAAATCCAGCAAAGATATTTCCATAAGCTCTATAATGTCTTTTGAAGCGTATGTCGATGACTACTCCACAAACATGAGCATGACCGGAACGTTGGCCGCAGATAAAGGTCAGCTGGACGGCACCGTTGCATCAGGGAAAAAGATGTCCGGCGTAATAGGTTACGAAGTTCCCGCCGATTGGAAAACACTCGAAATCAGGTTTACACCTGATTTTTGGTCTGGCAACGACATTACATTTATTGCAAATCACTGACATTCGCGCAGCCGCCCTCCGGGGCGGCTTTTTTACGTCCAGCCCTTAATGATTTCTTCCTCAGTTTCCGAGTACCGCCGCTTGATGTCGATAGCGTCGCGGTTTCTGCGGTAAAACTCCCTGTCGGTTTTGTCTTTTAGCTTGCCTTTTGCTTTCAGATCGCGTATACGCACGATCTGCGCGAAGTAGCAATCCCCGATTTCCCCGTAGTACGAAAGAAACGTCCACCAATGTAGATACGGCAGCGCCCGAACCTCTTGCCCCGCTATGCGGTTGATTGGAGCGACAAGCAGGCGGAAGTCCTGTTCCCAATCCATCAACTTGGTTGATTTTTTTTGCGCTTCTTCATTCCCTCCGTTGATAAACCAAAAGCACTGTTTTATCGCTTCTTCCATATGCTCCCAAGGCATAGTGAAAAAACCGGGGTAAAACATTCCCAACACGCCGATGCACTTTTCTTCGCTCGTTAGTTCAACAGCAGACAGCACCGAGAATATGTCCAGTATCACGCGAAAGTCCGTTTCTATTGGGTATTCCGTTCCACACACCTCAAGGCTCGTCGGAAGGTCGTACATCATCTGTGGTACTTGGCCGTATACTTTGCAAGCTTCTCGCTGTGAAACGCCTTTTCACGCTTAATTCCCTCGTCCAGCTCGTCCATGATGGCAACCATAAGGTTCATCCACAACGGCGCACCGTCTGCGATGGCATACACGCTGACATTGCCAAACAGTGCTTCACACACCGGTTGCTCAAACACCCCGTCAATGGTCTCGCGCATTTCGGTGTCCATATTTCGGAGCCAGTCAAACATTTCGCGGGCGCTCATTTTTTCTACGTTATCGTCCCGCGCATCCTGCTTCTTTTTCAGCGCGTCAAACGCTGTGTAAAGCTTGTCAGCAAACGCCGGATCGCTGGGATTAAAATACACCGTGCATTTGTCATTCAGGTGGTATTCCTGTACGCCGGTGGTGATTGTCAATTCCTTCATGTGTTCCCTCCAAAACAGGGGCGGTTGCCCGCCCCTTTATTTAGGCCGCAGTAAACTCAATAGCGCCGCCGCTGCCCTTCTTCACAGTGCCCACCGTGCGGGTGCCGCCGTAGGTGATCTCGCTGGTGATATTCAGGGTGCCGCCGCCCTCGCCGCCGATGCCGGTAATGGCAATAGCGCAAGCGTCGTAGCGCTCCGCAAACATCGCCTCGCCGCTGGTGGCGTAGAAGTGGCCGATCATCATGTCCTGATTTGCCAGCGCCTGGGCGTCCTGGTCTTTGACGGCCAGGTTCCACATCTTCACCGCCGCAGCGTCGCCCGCATCCAAGGGAATGGGATCAAAGGTCTGCATGATGGTAGGCTTCTTCATGGCGGTAAAGGTGTGGCCCAGAATGTCCTGCTTGGTGTCGGTGCTCCAATCCATTTCCTCGCTGCTGTCCTCAACGCGCTTACCGATAGCACTCCACACAGGCGCGGATGCGGTGCCGGTGTTCAGGTACGCAATGAGCAGTTCGCGGTCAATGGTCTGGCCCACCGTGGTGTTAAATTCCAAATCTGCCATTATACATTCACCTCGTAATTCAGTTTCATAAGGATTTGGTGATCTTCGTCCCCGTTTTCATACATGGCAAACAGGGAAGATCGCGTGGTTGGCTCCATGCTGATAACGCGCTTGTCATCTCCGATGTCGGGCTTCTGACCATTTGCCCAGTCCCCGATAGCGTTCAACAGTTCGTCAGCCTTGAGCCGTTTGTCGTTGCTGTTCCCCGGCTTCACTCGGTAGATTATCTTGAACTGATACTCCGCCACATAGCCGCCGGTGATATATTTCCGCACAATGTAAGCCGCCTGAATGGTCGACATCGCCATAGCGGAAGTGTCGGCGGGAAGAAACTCAAAGCGAATCAGGTCGACTGGCAGCTCCGGGTATGTGTTCAGCCACACAAGCAGCTTGCGCGATACCTGATCCTCTTCCGCCGCTAACACGGCCTTTTTAATCTTTTCCAAATTTCTTCACCGCCTTATCTGCCACCCGCACCCACTTCTCCATGTTCTGCGCTTTTGAAGCGTCGAACCAATGCGCCTGTGCCTGCGGATGCATTGTTGTGTTAAATACAAGATTTCGGTCTGTTGTCACCTTGTGCCCGCCTTTGGGCGCGTATGTGCTGCCGGTCGCCGGGTCTACCATCACCTTACCGTAGTACAGAAACCGGGCGTATGGGCCGGGATAAATGACCTCGTTTCCAACCACCCGCGTTCTCTGCGTCAGAGAGCCTGTAAGCGCAGGCACAAATGGGGTGGTATCTTTCATCACCTGTTGCGCTAAAGCGCTTTCAGCGCGGTCACAGGCCCTTGCAATCTGCCGCTTTACCTCGTCCATGCCGGACACGTCAACAGAGAACTTGAGCGACATCTCATGCCCCTCCGACTTCCCAGTGTCTCATGTCCACGCTGCCAAAATCTTTCTCGTCCACTTTGGTCACGTTGTAGCAGCCGTCCTGTGCCATAGCCACGTCCTCTTTGTCTGTGACAAACTCTCCTTTCACAAAGAACGTCAGCCCGCCGTTACCGTTCACAGACAGCGTCCACAGCCCGGACTTGTCCGCCGCCGCAAGAAACGCCTGCGGGGGCGCGTAAGTTTTGGCCTTGCCTGTCGTGCCGTCCACCGCTTCCACAGAGAACGGAATGTACAGGTTTACCGCGTCCGCGCTCTCAAGGCCGCTTTCTCGGACGTTTACCGCCTTGCTGGCTTGCAGCATAACACCGCGCAGGATGGTCACATACAGCTTTGTGATTTCCTCAAAAGTCGCCGGGTCAGTCTCCTGCACGGCATTGTAGACCGTTATAGTGTGGGGCGCGTACAACCACAGCACCCCCCTCCCCGATACAGCAGACCGGTATGTGCCAGATACTCGTTACAGGTCGCCGCCAGCAGTTTCTTCGCACCGTCTGTAGCGCTTAGTGCGGACGAGGCAGCTTCACCGCCGCTGGCCAGCGTCCTGGAGTACCCGCCTACCGTTTCGCTTTTCACGTCATCGCCGGTCGCCGCGTTCGTCAGTTTGGTTGCGGCAAGCTGCTGCGCGGCTTCGATCAGCTGATACTTGTCCACAAGTGCACAGCAGCACATTTTTACAGCGTCCATATCAGCGTTATCTTTTGCCCGGTTCTGCGTGTAGTAATCGAGGAAGGAGCTGGCTCGTACAGCCAGACGCGGAAAATCCTCCTCGCTCACGGTGCCCAAATAGGTCCCGGAGTAATAGTCGTAATCAGCGTATGTCATGTGAGTCAGCTCCTTCCAAAACTGCGAGAATTTCAGCCTTTTTCATCGAACTGCTGACCCCTTCCACCCCGTTTTCATCGGCATACTTAAGCATTTGTGCTTTTGTCATGTCGGTGAAAACGGTGATGTCAGGGTCAGGCTTATTCAGCAGTTCAGTTAGCCCCCCACCGCAGGAGTGATGGAGCCGACCACCACACCGTCGATACGCTCAGCGAAAAGAGCCATGCCGTTGATAACGGTGTCAGATGCGGTCATGTTGGTGTAATCGGGCTCCTCATGGATACCGATATAGCCGGTGGCATCGGTGGTGAAATCGAACACCTCGCCAAGATCAGCGCCGTTCACAGGAATGTAGTACAGGACAATGTTGTCCTTGGCGGTGGCGTAAATCTTGCCCTTGGGAACGCTGGAATTGAGAATCACGGTGCCAAGGCCGAGGAAGTTCTCAACGTAAGTCATTCCGAACGCGGTCTGCAAGGTAATGTTTGCGCTTGCGAGGTAGTCAGCAACATCCAGCGGGTTCAGGAAATACACCGCACCGATTTCGTCATCTTCAAACAGCACCTGCAGCTGGCCCCATGCCTGAGCCAAGGTCGCCTGGAAGGTCGCGCCGGACGCCGTGCCCGTGCCGGTTGCGAGGAAGTCGAAAAAGTCTTTACGAATACCCTTCTGGACGTCCTTGAGCATTTCGTCGGTGGTCATTTCTACCGCCTGATCGTAGCCGCGATCGGTGATTGCTTCGGCGGAGGTGGCCTTGCGCCACTTCTTGAGCGTAATCTCCTTGTAGTTCACGGCTTCGGTCTTGTACTTGCTGAGGGGAATGGTCTCACCCTCAGCAACAGCGCCGCTCTCCAGCGTGCCAGTGGCCTTGTAGCTCTTGAGCACAGTGCCCGCCTGCTTGGAAATCTTTCGGGTAACGCCCAGAGCCTCCATCAGCTTCTTGATGGAATAGCCAAACATTTCGGTAAATTCGATTTCGCGCACACGCGCGAGGTCAGCTTTCTTAATGAGCTTAGGATCAGCAGCCATTTTTATTCTTCCTTTCTAAACAAATCCATATTTGCGGCGATTGCAGCGCGCCGCTCCGCTCTGTCAGTGATTTGCATGATCTCGTCCTTTGTCATCGGCTTCCCGCCACCGTTAAAGCGCGCACCAGTGTCGACGCGAACGGTCTGCTTGGAGACAAGCCCCTTGTAAGTGCCGTCTACGAGTGCATCAAGAGACTTGGTGTCCTTGATTTTTTCCCCGTCCAGCTCCAATGCGGCCATTTCCTCTCCGCAGCCTCGCATAGCAAGGTCGAGATTTGCGCCGGTGATGTTTTTGCTCTCAAAGTAAGCACGGACAGCCTTTTCCTTTGCCGCCTTGCTTTCCTTTTCTGTGATGTCGGTCTTAAAGGCTTCAAAAGCCGAGTGTTCCTTCTCGTACTTCTCCTTATAACCGCCGTCACCTGCCGCCTTGAGGTCGTCCAACTGCTTCTGGACGCTTGGCAGCTTCTCCGCGTCCGCCTTGTACTTCGTGAGATCGTCCTTGAGGGGGTCGACCACGCCCAGATGCAGCGCAACCAAGCGATTTTCGATCTCTTCTGTGCAAGCGTCGCCGAGAATATTTCTGATTTCCGCTCTCGTAAATTTCGCCATGTTATTCGTTCTCCTTTTCTTTGGCCCCAATTCTTCGGGGGCGAACGTTGTATAAAAACCGCTGTGCTTCGCGGGTTTTACTTAAAACAAAAGAGCCAGCCACCGAGGAAAACTCGGTAGTTGGCTCCTATTGCCCTTTCCCGCGCCCTATTGCGCGGAAGATGTTATTTACTTATCGTTGATGTGCGGCATTACCGCCGCAAGAATAAACTCTTTCACACTTACGCCTTTCCGTTCTGCGGCATCGCGTATTTTTTTGCCGATTTCTTTATCCACCCTCACCGTTATGGTGTCCTGTTTTCGGTTGTACTTCGTGCTTGCCCTTATCTGCGCCTCTGTTGCCATGCCGCAAACCTCCTTTTGCAACATGGTATCACATTTCAAGCAATAAGTCAACTTATACATTTTCAACAACCCAATCTGCAATTTATTGTTGAATATCCCATCTTGAAATATAAGTAAACTTATATTATCATATACTCACAAGGAACAAATGTGACAGGCAAAAGCCGGAAAGGAAATTGACATGAACGCCATTGAAATAAAAGCTTATGAAATTGGCATCAAGGAGGCGCACGAGCAAAGGAAAATTGTTCCCGCTTGCAAAAGTAACGCGATGTACGGTCTCATGGAAGAAGTAGAAAACGGGCTTTTGCCACTTATTAAGGCTTATGATGCAGGAGTTGCTTACGAGATCAATCGTCAAACGAAACTCGGGTTTTAACTCAAACTCCCAACCAGTAAGTTACGATGGTAGAAAGGAAAACAAAGCAATGAATATTAACTTGAAAACAAGGACGATTAAACTGTCCCGCCGTGAAGTAATCGACTTACTCCTTATGCTTGATACCAACTATGAAAGCGGAAAGTGGAACGCGTTACACGACAAAATCAAGGAACAGTTGGACATTCAAGACAGTAAAGATAACGATTTCCCCGCCCCTTAACCGGGGCGGTTTCTTTTATGTTTGAGTGCTGTATTTGATTGTTTTCTTGACCTCTAAGACAATGTACCCATCGCCCTTGCGGCGGATTTCCGCATCGTTGCCGCGCTTTAGAATAGCTTGCACGGCCTTGATTGCTTCGTCAAAGTTCAATACAGCACCTTCATCCTTTCTCGCTGCTCCGGCAGCCCTGCCGCCGCGCTGAACGCCTTGTATTTGGCGTTTAACCGTCGAAGCCTTATATTTACCGTCTGTTCTTCTTCATGCAATCCTGCGGCCTTGTAAGCAGCTTTTTCGCGCTTTAGTTTGCGTGCCTCGCGCTCAACGCGCCGCTGCATCTGCGTTGCTTCGTATGCGGTGTATTTCTTCCCGTCAAACTCGCAGCCGAGATCATCATCAATATGCTCAAGCTGCTCATCTGTATATGTGCGTTCGCTTACGCCCTCAACCCAAACGTTGCGGCGGTGGCGGCAGTTGGCTCCTTCCAGACCATCAACGGCACCCAGACCGCACACCTCGTAGATGTTCGGGTAGATGTCGCCGCTGCGGGTGGAATACACCTTTCCCTGCCACTCTTTGTGCGATGACCACGGCGACCGCCCTGGTACATCACGCGCCCCGGCGTGGGCAGATACTTCGTAATACGGCGTTTCCAGGTATTCCGCCGCTTGCTCCGTGTACTTACTGCACAACTGCGATACGCCTGTCATTACGGCACGGCGGGCAGCTACGTCTACATGGTCACGATGTCCGCTCTCATAGTCCACCACGCGCAGGCCGCCACTTGCAAGCTCCCTAACGGCGTCTTTGATGGCTTTCCCATAAGAAATAGCCCCGCTTTCTACTTTCAACGTAGCGGCATCTAAAGCCCACTGGTACGCCTTTGCGGGGGGCAGCATCGTCCGCCCTGCGTCTACCAAAAAACCCATCGAAGCGGTGATGTTGCGGAACATGTCCCGCGTTTGCCGTTTGATGGCGTCAATGGTGGTTGCATCCACCAGCACGTCAGGCTGCGTTACACGGGCAAGGTCTATGACATCGGTGTAATACTTTTGGTTGCGCTCCACTACATCGTCTATCAGCTCGTTTAGTTTTTTCTCGCTGATGCCGGTAGTCTGGCGTATGGCTTTCTCAATCTCTTTCAGATCGATGCCATGTGACCGCAGCGCCTTGATGTCCTGCACCGTGACCTCGTTCAGCTCGTCCCGAAGCTTCAGCCGGGAACATATTTCCATTAGCAGCGTGTCCTCAAGTCCACGGTACAGCTTCGCCAGCTCTTCCGGCATGGCATCCAGCAGTTCGGGGGTGAATGGGTATTTCGGCACTGCCCGTCACCTCACTCCACTTCGTTCTGCTGCTCTGTTGTCATGTCCTGCATTTTCGGCAGCGCCGCCTTTGCGGTCGCCTCGTCCTCGTTCATCCACCGTGCGCGGAATTCCCAATCGTTCATGATGCCAGCATCAAGCAACTGCATATCGCGGTTGAAGTCCTGCCCCTTGTCCTCGATGATACTATCATCAAAGTCGATGGAGATTTCGACTTCCTCATCAAGTCCGGCGTCCATGTAGCGATTGCCCAAGCGAAGTAGGATGCGACACAGCTCCGTGATCGCTTGCTCGAGCAGAATTTCATGCTTCTTGATTGTGCGGAACATGGTGCTGTTTTCGCTAATGACCTGTGTAGCCGTGGCAATGCTTGTCTGATCGAATTTGTAATGATTCTCGCCAAAGCCGCATTTGCTCGACAATACGTTGAGCATATCTTGCATACCGGTGTTAAACTCTGCTGTGCGCAGCGTCATATCGACCTGCTGCAAAATGTTTCCATCAGATGCGCGATCTTCCGGTAGAACGTAGTAAACCGTTTCGCGCTTATCAAAGACTGGCCTACCATTGATGTCCTTGGTTGCTTCCGGCTGTACCACGATGCGCTTTTTTCCCAGCACAAACTCATTCACATAACTATCGTATGTAATATCAACGCTTTTGAGCTGGTCGATGGCGGAAGCGAACACTGCAACGCCCATAGGGTTATCTTCATCAGAGTTCGCAATGTTCAGGCGGTCAATGACAAACTGCGGCTTGGCGCTTCCTGTGCGGACAACAGGGGGGATTGCTTCAAAGCCCCGCACACTTGTTAGCGGCACTTCCTCCGCGTCGTACAGGTGGTTTTCAATGTCGTATTCGCCGCCGTTCAGCCGATGCACCTGAATGTAGGTGTATTCCGCATCATCAACTCGTTTTGTCCATGCGAAAGCGCACTCACGAATAATGCCATTGTCCCACGTCAGCGGGTAGATGTTTGCAGCGGTTACATAGTTGATATGAATTCTTCCGGGGTTAGCGATCTCTGCTGTATCAGGGTCAACGCTCATATCCTCCATGATTGGAACATAAGCAACGGTACCAACAGCGGATTTCCGCTCCTGCAATTCATTGGATTTTACTTCCCAGTTATTATCAGCAAGAACCGCATCTACAAATTCCTGCTCCTTCTTTCCCTCAAGCGTGATATTCACACGCTCATTCATCAGCAGGTTTGCCCAGTCCTCGCAGACTTTCTTGCCCATGTTGACGGAATACCTGTGGCATTCCAGTTCTTCGATGCCATTCCACACCGTATAACTGTGGAAGTCTTTTACATCGCCGTCATACCATGATTTCCATACATCAATCAGCGAGTAAAACTTACTATCGACCGTATCAAAGCCTAATTCCTTTAATGCTCTGCGAATATTCACTCTTTCACCGTCCCATCATATGACCGGCACGTTCCAGGTCTTTGTAATAAGGCTCTATGCTGTACTCAAATGCGTCCAAACTATCAATATCGGACGTTCCATCGTCAAGGCGCTCGTCCTCAAACTTATCAGGGTCATAAATTGCGGTTTGCAGTGCGTCGATCAGATGCGGGCAATTACGAGAAACCTTGAAACGACCCTGCTTCATCAGCAGCACTACCAGCCTGATTCTATCTGTGATTTGCAGTTTCATTGCGTTCTTGACCTGCGTCCCAAGGTGCATCTTCTGCGCGGTATGATCCAACCCTCGAATCAGCACCGTTTCCGCGCTATCTGCTCGCGTCTGGCTGTATCCGTACTTTGCCGTAACCATTTGGCAGAACGTAGCAAAGCGCCGATTCAGCGCGTCAGGGTCAATCTCTTCGGTTTTGATGTATTCTTCTTCCAGCGCGACCACACGATAATCTTTTGTAATTCCGGTCGCCTGAAACTTCGTTGCGGACTTTGTCCCGCCGAAGTCAACGCCAATGGAAATAACAGAGAATTTCGTTTCCTGTTCTTCCACCCATTTCAAAGGATCGTCAATCAAATACTTTTCGGTGTTGTTTGCAAAATCCTTGTAGACAACGCCCTCCGCCGCTACCCAAAGGCCGCGCACATACCGGTCATAAAAGATGCCGGCATACATATTCGTGTAGCGCTCAAGCGTTCTTGCACTCAAACCGGGGTTGTCGGTCATCTCGAAGTGCAGATACAGCGTGTTCCGTTCGCGGTGTCGCTTAATCCACTCCTGATAAAACCAATGATGCGGACTGCCGGGGTTACAGGAGAACCACAGCTTTGCCCCGTCCACAGAGCAACGTGCAAGCGCCTGTTCCACAAACGAGCGCGGCATCAGCACCACTTCGTCCAGCAGCACACCCGCCAGCGTGCGGCCTTGGATCAGCGTGTAGCTCGCCTCGTCCTTGCCGCCGAACACTTCAAAGTAATTCGTAACGGCTCCGCGCCGCACTTCCATTACCTTGTCCCCGCGCCGCCAGCGGATAATATAGCGTTCTTTCGCAAGGCTCATCGCCGTAAACGGCACGATGATGTTCTTGGTGCAGCTGTCAACCGTGCGGCCACATACGCCGAAGCGCTGACCGCTGAAATTCTCCATTGCCCAGCGGACGAATGCCCACATCATGATGGAAGTCTTGCCGGAACGCACAGCGCCATCGCAGATCAGCGCGTCATACTTGGAATATGGAAAGGCGAGGATTTTTGCTTGTTTTTGGCTAATCATCGCTCTCAAGCTCCTTTGCCATTTCCTTTAAGCTCTGGCTGAGCGCGTCTTCCTTTACCGTGTCGGCAGGGCTGCCGCCAATCATCGCCCACTTGTCGATCAGCGTCCCCATCGCCGTTGTAATTTGGCTAAGGTTCGCCGCCGCCAGCTTTTCGGGGTCGTTGAGCATTTCAAGTCCCTTGCCGATGAACGAACACACAAGGTCTTTGTGGTCGTTCATGTACCCCATCACATCGGCGGTGTTCTCTTCCTTTTTTTGTTCGCACTTTTCCACAATGTCGGCATTCGCCCGTACAAGGTTCTTGACGGTCGTTGCTGACACGCCGTTGATTTTTGCTGTGCCGCAATAGTTGTTCGTCTGCACATAGTCCGCCAGTATTTTCTTTTTCTGCCGGTCTGTCAGACGCGCAGCCATGTTATCACCTCGTTTTGTCCGACGCACCGGCCTCCCACCACTGGCCTTTGTCATTGGCACGTCTGTACCCGGCTTTCGCCTCGCCTGAACCCATTGAGCTTTATTTTGATTATGCTGCTGGCGCTCTACCAGCAGATCATCAACGTCTTCCCTGGGACACATTGCCAAGAGGTGCGGGAAGTCCTATCTAAAGTAAGCAGACTATTTGGGACGCGTCCCTTGCAGCGGTCTGCCAGCGCAATCACACCGCGCTGCGCCTTCCTACCAGCCGTCAGTACGTCACATTTCTGCCGACCTCCTGACACTTAGCTTTTTGCGCTTCCTCGCCCGCTTGTGTGGCTGGTGCGGCATTGCAGTCCTGCCCTGCTTTAGCGCTTCAGGGAAAGTCCCCGTCACTCGCTGTGGTCTCCCCTTACGGGGCACCTATGCCGCATATTGCTCCCTCCGGGCGGAGCCGAAGCCCCGCCCATCAGAAAAAGAAGGGGGAAAAGAAAAAGAATGGAGATGCAGAGTTTGCCCCTGCATCTCCCATGATAAAGTGCGTTTTTTCAATTTTTCCACTTTTAAGTGGAATTTTCAAAATTTATTTTTCGGCAATATCTACCACGCAGGGATAGTCCGTCCTCCCCATCAGGTAGTCCACCGACACGCCGAATTCATCCGCTATGCTCTTCAGCGCGTCCATCGTCGGCTTCGCCGTGCCCAGCTCGTACCGGCGTATGGCGTCCGAATTCAGCCCGCAGCGCTCCGACAGTACATACCGCTTCAGTCTCTTTTTCTCCCGCAGCTTTCTCAGCCGTTCCGGGAATTCGCTCATGTCAGCACCTCCTCCCCAATGCGGTCATGATCTTCTTGTCCACCTCCGTCAGTGTAACCAACGCTTCTTTTAGGTCATACACCATCGGCGGAGGGCCTGGCAGGTCGCACTGTATAATATCCTCCGGGAAGAATGTCTCCCGCACCACGCCGCACTCCGCCACGATGTACCGCCCTGCCGGATGCACATACACCACCGTACCCTTACGAACAGGGAACCGCTTTTCATCGTTGGCACCGGAGCCGGGGTACTCGCTCGGCAGCGTCATAAATTGCGCCCGGATGGTGTCACCGATCTGCATCGCCGCCTCCGCCTCCATAGAATACGTCTATCTCCAGTTCGTTCCCTCTATACCCCGGTCCGCCATCACCAGGGGGCCATGTCGGTATATTATAGCTTCCGCCTCCCGCCGCTTGCCACTTCGGCGGCTTATATGACGTACCGCACTTGACGCATTGTATCCAGCTTTCCCCCGGTGCCTGGGCGTCCGGGTACCGTACCGGGCTTTTGCTTTCCGGCGTACCGCACACCGGACAGCATATTTCATATTCCTTTTCGCATTTCAGTATGATCTCCGCCATCACTCCGTACCTCCTCAATAATCCGTTACCACGACCGGCAGCCGCCTGAATGGGTCAAACACCACCTTGTCAACCTCGAATGGCTTTACATCGTCGTATAGTTGGCCGAACCTCTTAATAGCCTGTTTCTTTGTCCAGCAGAAGCAGTATGCTACATCGTCTGTAAATTCGTGGTCCTCCATTTGTGCAGCGCGGGTGAATATCCAGCAGAACATTACTCCGCACCCTCCTTTCTCTCTCCGTAGGAGCAGAAGTCATCGTCCTTCGGCACCGCAAAAAAGCTGTCCGGGTTCAAGCACTTTTTTGTTCCGACATTGTATTTGCAGTCCTTACACCGCACCACCGGGGCAACATCAGCAGGCTGGAAACACTCTACCTCATCGAGCATATCGTCAACCCAACAGGCACGACACCAGCATCCGTTGTGGTCTTTTCCATCCGCCTTGCACGGCTTGCAATAACGCTCCTCGACGCTTTTCTTAAACGCTTCCTTGTCAAGGTATTCAGCCATTGGCTTATCCTCCCTCGTGGCAATATCCGTTTTCGTCCGTGTCCTTGCTCCAATAGGTGCAGTGCAGGACATTTCCGATCACCACTGATTGATAGCAGTCCTTACAGCGTACCACCTCTACCACATCGGCTGCAGGGATGGCATTTATGAGTTCCTTGATGTTCTTCATGCCAAACCCATAGTCAACTCCACCGAAGTCGTCTGTTTCGCATACATCCGCATCGGCATTGTCGAACTGTTCAAACACTGCCGATCTTTTAATATATTCCGCCATCACAATTCCTCCTTATCTCCTGTTCCATAATGCCCAACGGCGTGTGCTTCCGCATCCATGCGTACACCCACTCCCGGCTCTCCGCCGTGCCCATCGGCTTCTTCTTCGGCGGCAGTTCGCCGTTCTTCGCGGCGGTGGCCGTGGGGTTGTGCTTGTGCTCTCCCATCACTCCGCCCCTCCGGCCATTCGCGCCCCACATCCGGGGCAATAATCCGACAAAACGTATTCATCGTTGCAGCTATACACCGCCTCATAACCACACTTCGAGCAAGCGTAGCCGCCGATTGGATCGCGCCCTGCAAGCGCAGGGTCCCACCCGGTTATCTCGCTCTCGTATACCGGAAGCCACCCCGCCTGCGGCGTTTCCTCTCCATCCGACTTTCCGCCCCCAGCAAAGCCACGCACCGCGTCCAATACAGCCTTTTCGATGACCGCCTGTATGCTCACTTTGTTCTCGCACACCACAGGCATCTCATCCAAAGATTTGTTATAGTACGTTGCCTTGCGTACCTTCCATTTGCCGTCCCAGAAGTCAACGGAATAGCCAGTGCTTTTCGCCGCTTCCATTTTTGCCGATCTTGCCGCGCCGGTTTTTACGAAGTAGCTTTCCCGCGTCACCCACGGATTTTTGTATATCTTCATGCCGAACCATCCATCTTTGCGCCACAGTGTGGGCAGTAGTCCGTCTTGGCCGCGAACCCTATCTCACAGGCGGAGCAATACTGAATATCTCCCGCGACCTCACTATGGAACGGCACCCATCGTCCATGAACTCCTCCCGTTTCATGCTTCAGTTCGTCATACAACTCACTGAACTTCTTATTCCAATGCTTCAGCCAGACAAGGACCTGAATGCCTATCACAATCCACAGCCCGCTGGCGATGTCTTGCAACAGATTTTCCATCACTCCACCTCCTGCATCCAGAACTCGCGGCGGCAGTCATAACAAGATAGGCTCTCACAGTAGTTAACGTCCTTCATACCCTGTTCTATATCGCACGGGTATACACAAGGTATGTCAGTGTCAGCGACAACTTGGGCATTAGGATACCGCTCCAGAAAAACGCTCTTTCGCGTCTTTCGCGGGTGTGCAGCAGCCCATTCCTCTACTTCTTTTACAACATCCTCGGCAGGAATCCCCCCGGCCAAAGTAGGCAAGTGCTTCCCAGTAACCTTATACATTCTCCTGTGCTCCTCGATAAACTTCACAGCGTCCATTTACTTCTCCTCCACTTCGTTCCCCCAGCAGTCCCAGCCGTCCGCCTGTTGGCGGGCAAACAGTTCAATGCGGGGCAAATGCCCATACATGGTGTCGATTCTTTCTCTGATCTTTGCTGGTTTCTCTGAGTGTCTCCCCAATTTCTCGCTTAAAAACTGCCGCACATTTGTTACTGCCCGCTTTGGGATTCTGCCTTTTTTGAACACCAAACATAATTCGCATTGGCTCAAGGTATAAAAGCCGTAGTTGGTTCTCTGCTTGTCCCACACAAAGGCTACCGTTTTATACTCAAATCCCCATGATTTGCCCAATTCTATAGCAATATCCAAATTGGGGCTGGTCGCCCACATATACAGCAAGCAATCGTCTGCACCGATTTTGTTCACTGGCAACGCCTTCAGTTCATCCAACGTCATGGTGGGGTAATGGTCATTTACGCCGTTCTCATATTTTTTCGCTTCATCGTAATGTTGGAAATTCATTTGCTTTTGCCTATAAGCCCACGGTGGATCAGCGTAGATGACGTTGTACTTCTTGTCCGTGATAAAAATATCCACCACTGCCATCACATTTCCCTCCATTTGCACCCGTCACAGGCGCCATTGTGTGCTTGTTTGTACTTCCCGCAGTATTGGCATAGCTCGTTTTTCATGGTGTGCAGTTCGCTTTGCTCCTCCTTCACCGCCACAGCCTTTGCCAGCTGTGCCATGCCCTGCTTCATATCCTCTATCTGCTTATCCCGCCGCGCAATGGCGTCCTTCAGGCTGTCGTTGGCTTTCATCAGTGCCTCGATGTGCCGTTGCTGGTTCTCGATCAGGTCAGCGGCGGCAACATTTTTCTTTGTGCAGCAGTCGCCCAGTTCGTCGCTCGTTTTGAAAAACGCGCAGGTTTGACTGCACTCAAATTCGCCATCAATGTCCGCACAGCACCGCAGCGCGGTCACGATCTCATCTCTTGTCATGTCATTCCTCCCCAAACCATTTCTTCGTCACCGCGATGGGGAACGGCTCGATCTCGCTTGCCCACCGCGCCGTACCTTTCCCGTGTATGCGCCCCCAGATCAGCGGGAAACCTGCGATGCCGTCGAACAAGCTCCCCAGCGTCGCGCCCTCCGGCAAATACCGTGCCATGCGCCGCAGCATCCAGTCCCAGAAGGGCAGGGCGATGGAGTTGCCAAGCGCCTTGTACCGTGGGCTGTCCGCGTCCTTGTGCTTCTTGCCCTTTTCGTCTATCCATTCGCCGATGTCCGTCCAGTGGTCAGGGAAACCTTGCAGCCGTTCGCATTCCATCGGCGTCAGGCGGCGCACGACCATGTGTGTGATGGCAAGGTCTGTGCTGTCCTTAAAGTCCCGTTGCTTGCAACTGCTTGCAACCTCGGCGGCGCGGTAATCTCCAAAACCATTCATCTGGTATGTAAGCGGCACTTGGTTGCCGCCTGTGCCCATTCTCGCCTGCAACGCCGGGACTTGCTCTCCGCACTCGCGGATGACGTCACAGGCGTGTGTCATGTCCAGCGCCACCGCCGGTGCAACCACAGCTGGCTTATTCCCGCCGCACTCAGCGTTGAGTGTAGGGGACAGCTCCTCCTGATAGCCGATGCTCCGCGCCTGTTCACTGTTGCCCAGTTTAAAACCGGCACACAGTACGGCTTCGCGGTTCAGACCACTGTTTTCACGGGAACTGAGCGTAGGTGAAACGCCGTTACCATCGTATACGCGCTGGCTCTGTGCGTCCCAAGGCGTCATGCACACAACCTCCGCGCACACCGCAGGACGATCTATGGTGTTCAACGTATAGCACGCATCTTCCCGCCAGCCTTTCCCGTTGCATCCGGCGGTACCGGCGCGGTCAATGCCGTTTCCTTGCAGGCAGAAAATCGTCTGATCGTTCCCCGTGCCCAGCGTTCCGCTTTTCTCCGTCTGCACTAACGCGCCTTTTCCTCCTCCGTCACAGCCCCCCCTGATGCGGACTGCATACGATGTTGGGGCCTCTGTCGGCGCAGGGGCTTCCGTCCGCTCTTGCGGTGAGGTTCCTTGCGACTGCCGGATTAAAACCGCTTTCAGCAGCTTCGGCAGGTCCTTCCCCCGACGCTCCGCTCTCCGCAATATCCCCTGACACGCTTTCGCCGTCAAATTGTATTTCGGATGCGGTGTCTCCTCCAAAATCTGCGACAACCGAGATACGACGACGGCGTTGGGGCACTCCCCAGTGTTGCGCGTCGTGAGTTCGCCACACCACGCTCCATCGTCCTCCCACTTCATCGTGATACCCTCCCCAGGTAGGCCAGCCCTTTTCAGGCACTTCAATACCGGGGGCTTGCGGCTCGACGATTTTGATGATTTCTTCGAGCACGGCTGCGAAGTCTTTTCCTTTGTTGCTGCTAAAGGCTCCGACCACGTTTTCCCACACGAGATACCGAGGTCTAACCATGTCACCTGTCCGTCCATTCCTTTTGTCCGCCTCCCTCATTTCTTTTACGATGCGTACCTGCTCCATAAACAGGCCGCTTCGCGCTCCCGCCAAACCGGCGCGTTTCCCGGCGATGGATAGATCCTGTCTAACAAGGTGAACCACCTGTAATACACCAAACGGGTTCAATCTCTGCCCCATTTATTTTCGTAATATCGCCTAAATGTTTCACCTAAATCACCTCCTAATCTCCAAACACCACGCCGCACTCGTCCTTCAGCACGTCCTTGATGTGCTTCCGCTTGATGCGGCCCTCGTTTATCTCCTCCGCCAGTTTCTCCAGGCACTCATACAGATACGCGATGCTGTTGGTGTCCCGGCTGTCCGCTGTCTCCTCTTGGACGTGCCAGCCGCATTTGTCCATCAGCACCATTGCCACCATGTCCATGTTCTCCCGTGTGCCTTGCAGCTTGCCCCGCATAAAGATGCGGTCGTCCCTGCTCAAATGCTGCTTTCCCACGTCACACCTCCCGTATAGCAAACCCGTACCGATTACGAAACAGCTTTGCTTTCATGGAAAACACCCTATACGCAGCGCTACTCGGATCTTTATACCCCTTCACGTCCTCCACCACTGGCAGCCAGTACCGCTGGCCGTAGCTGTCAGGAGCCGTTCTGCGCTCGTACACGAAGTCCGCGATGTAGTCGATACTTTTCACCTTGTCGCCCTCAAACGTCGTGTACGCCTCTTGCAAGCAGTACCGCACCTGCAATTTCAGCCCCCGTATCTCCCCGGCCTTTTGCAGCAGCATCAGCGCGTCGTAGCGCTCCGCCTCCTTCTTGCTGTCGAAGGTCAGCTTCCCGCGCTTCGTTTTCTGCGCCTTGTACTTCCCCGGTTTCCGCATCTTCTCCATGACCTGCTTCTGCGCCGCAGGACTAAGCCGCGCCAGATCGTCACTTTTCAAGCCCATTCTCCAGTCCTCTTTTCTCCAGCCCTCGTTTGTTCATCGTGTACTGCACCTCGTGGACGATGCGGTTCTCTCCGCAGCGTTCGCACGTGCCTCCCAGCGTCCGCCGCCACACGGGGGCAAAGATGTACTCGTCCTCCATGTCCCGGATGCACTGCCCGCACAGCTTCGCCGTGGCAATCTTCCAGATGCCCGCATTCATGGCTTCGCCACCTTGATGTACTTGCCCATCCAGGCATCACGTGCACCGTCGGTTTTGCCGACAGGTGCAGCAGGGGCATATCCCCACCGTTCCCACTTCTCAGCATTTCGGCAAGCCGCTTTCCAGTCTTTCATGGGGGTCTTGCCAACCATCCAGCCCTTCGCTTCGTAGAAGTCGATAAAGCCCTGCGGGTCTACCGCCGAATGGCGTTCAGCCACGTAGGACTGAACCTCTGCCAGTGTGGGTGGGGTAAAGCGCTTCGCGCGCGTACTCCCACCGTCAGGTGGGAATAAGTCTTTGTCTTTGTCTTTGTCTTCTTTCTTTGTCTTAGTAGGCTTGGGGTCATTTGCGTTTGCTTCGGTTTGCTTGATTTTGCTTGCGCTTGCTTGCGTTTGCTTGCCGCCTTTCGCCCCGTTCCTTGACCGTTCAGCGGAAAGCTCCTCGTCCCTGTCCAGCATCGTCCGGAACACCGGAAACAGTATGCTTTCCGCACCCTCCAACTCCGGCGGGGTGCCTGTTCTTGCGTACTCCAGAATGGCGATAAACAAACGTCCTCGCTCCGCATCTGTCAACGCCGCTGTCTGTTCTATCCAGTCATAGTAGGCTTTCACATAGCACTTGCCCATCGACCCCACTCCTCCTGCATCTTGCCCATTCACGTCACCCCCCTTAGTTCTGTAAAATAGCGATATACGCATCTCCGTTTTTACCTGTAACATGCCCTCCGTTTTTTACAGCACCCGATATATATCCATCACAACGGCCTAAAAACCGCGATGCTGCTTTCATGGAAGAAAACAACCGCATACTCCCAGTCGCCGTTGCGACAAGAAGCACTCTGTTCATGCTGTTTTTATAAAGGCCTGTTTCAAAACCGTGGCGTATATTTTCTGCCAATGTAACCCATTCCAAATTTTCGGGAGTATTGTTTCTATAATCGCCATCTTTGTGGTTCACAGTTAACCCTTCGGAAAACCCATCGCACCATGCCATAGCAACTAATCTTGCAACAAGCGCGTCTTTGTGATTACCATCTTTCCACAAAGAAACTCTGTAATCCCCGCGGCCACTATTCACCTGCGCTTTCGGCTTTAAGATGCGAGATTTCCATACCCGCTTGCTGTATCTGCTGTTTGATGTAGTTTTACCGGGTGCACTACGAATGCGCCCCAAATCTGATGCTTGGTAAATCCCTTCGTATCCGGGGATATCTCTCCAATTTTCCATACATACTCCTTTCAAAACGGCAGCAGATCAAGGCTGTCATCCTCGTCCATCTCCATGAACTGGCTCCTGCCGTCCGTCCGAGGAAACGTGCCCTGTGCGTCCGTGTCCTTCCGGCTGTCGCCAAAATACATATTGTCCGCCACGATCTCGGCGCTTCTGCGGTTGTTGCCGTTCTTGTCCTGCCAGTCACGCATCTGCAGCCGCCCCTCCACCACCGCCATGCGGCCTTTGGTGAAATACCTGGAAGCGAACTCCGCCGTACCGCGCCACGCCACAATGTCGATGAAGTCCGTGTCCTTGGTCCCGTCTGCGTTCTTAAAGTCCCGGTCTACCGCCAGTGCAAAGCTGGCAACGGCGGTACCGTTATTGGTGCGCCGCAGCTCGGGGTCCTTGGTCAATCTACCCATGACAAAAATCTTGTTCAGCATATCAAATCTCCTTATAAGTAACTTTTCCCAAATTCTCTGCGGAAGTCATCTTCCGTCCAGCCCTGCTCCTGCATGGCCTTTAGCTGTCCGTACCGCTGCAGCTGCTTCATGGTCGTTGCGTTGTTGTGTACGGCACGCCTGCCGAAGATGTGGCACCGGTTATGGCACAGATACACCACCAAACCGTACTTCTCGCTTTTCTTCCGGTTTGCCGTGCCGGGGAATATGTGGTGGCGATCCAGCGGGTCCGCCCCGCCGGTCGCCCCGCACAAAAAGCATCTCTTACTCTCCATGCGCTTCCTCCGTCCCGTCCCACTCGTATTCCGGGCAGCTGTGAATGGCGTAGCTGTGCATGATGCCCGCCTTGCGGCCTCCTTTTTTCTTCACCGTAGGCGTAGCATCCCATCCGGGCACCGGCTCCGGGGCCTTCCTCGACCAGCTACAGTCGCCGTAGCACTTCTTGCACGTCCAGCAGGGCTGTATGTGCAGCTTGTTCATTTCGCCGCACCCCACTCTCTGTCCAGCTGGTTGTCCAGCAACCGTATTTGCAGTTTCATGGAGTTGATGGCCTCCATAGCGGACTTGTATACCACCTCTGCACAGTCTCTCTCAAACCGAAGCGCGGCGATCTCCGCCTTGCCCTTGCAGATGTCAGAAATGATCGTCACCGGCACGCCGTTGTCGCGTTCTGTAAGTATCTGTTTGGCCAGAGCTACCCGGTACGCCTTTTCGGCCTCCGCATATTTCTGCCCACGCCGTTTCAGCTCCGTAATGGCCACGTCCAACATCCGGCTCTTGTCTCGGATGTCATTTACCAGGTCACTCATGCTTCTTCTCCGCTGCGTTGGCCGCCTTCATGCAGCCCCAGCACAGCCGCTTTCCGTATCTGTCCAGCGCTCTGTCGGAGATGTCATCCGGGGAATACCTAATGCCCTGGCACGTCACGCTCTTAATGGGCATACCGCAGCTCTCGCAGATGACAGTGCCTTTAGGGTATGTTACAGGTGCAGGCTTGTCGTACTTGCTCCTGTCCGCCTCCCAGTACACGTCCGCGCCAAAGCCCAGCGCCTTACAGGCCACGGAGATAGCATCCGTTAGTGCCATCTTGAAGCACTCGTCAGAGGTATAAGGGCCGTTCTTTTCCTTCGCCACAAACGCGCTGCCGCCTGTGCCGGGAATAGCCTCCGACCATGCGCCGTCTACCTTCACAAACAGGTCAATGTCCAGAAACGCGGCCACTTCACCGTTTGCGCCCTGTTCCAGCCGCTTGTCTGTGATGACGTACTTCCAGCCAATGCCGCAGGGGCCGAACTGCTCCGTCAGGGTCTTCAGCCGCCACATGGGGTTGATGTCCGTCTTGCCCTTTAACCGGCCAGCGCCGATCTGCCTTTTGGCACTGTCCGGCACGCTTCGTACCGCGTTATAGATAGCCAGGTTCTCCATCACTTCACCCCCATGTTCATCCGCTCGGCGATCTCCGCACCGTCCACCGCAACACCGGCTTTCAACAGCGGTGCAATGTCGCTCTTGGCCACCGTGGGCGCGGCATACGTCACCTTGCCGTCATAGCCGTTGTCCATGCACCACCGCACCAGCTCCTCCATGTTGGTGATCTCAACCGCCGTGCTCTTGCGGTAGGTAACGGAACACTTTGCCGTCTGGAAGGGGTGCCCGTCCAATGCCCGGTCAACGTAGCCCCGCAGCCGGTCACGCTTGCGCTCCATCGTGCGGCGGCGCTCCGCCAGCTCCTTTTCCTCGTCCCGGATGGCCTTTGCCTCCGCGTCCAGGCTCTTGGACCAGCACACCATGTTCTCGATCTTGTGCTCCCTGTCCATCTGCAACTGCTCGAAAGCATCGTAGTCCAGCAGCTCCCCGGTCTCCGGGTCGATCAGCGCCTCCAGCGCCTGGTCAATGTGGTATAAACTCAAGCTCATTTCTTTTCCTCCCATGCGTCCACCGTTCGGATGCACACATCGCACCCAACGGTCTCGCCGTAAATATTCTTGTACAGGGTATCTGTTTCCTCGCCGCACACCGGGCATCGCGGCGCCTTGTAGGGCTTCGGTTCCACCCGCGGCTCCTTGTAGTCAAACACGCTCATACCGGCCTCCCCGCCGATTTCAGCACTTCCCGCATAGGCTTCCGCGCCTTGAGGATGGACATAGCCCGCGCCGTCTCCCGCCTGTATTGCCGCCACAGGTCGCTCAACTCGTCGCTCTGGTAATATCCGTCCCCGTCGTTGCAGATCATCACTCCCTGCGTCTTTGCCTCGGCCACGGCCTTTCGCATCTTCCGGTCGGTGGTGTGCAGCGCCGCCGCCAGGTCTTCCCGGCTGATGGCATTCCTGCGCCCCTTTGGGATCAGACAGGCGATCCGCTCCGTCTCCGCCGTCCGCATGGGCAATTCCGCTTTCTCTTCCTCGCCGAACAGATACGCCCTGCTGGCCCGCAGCGCCGCCTCCAGCGCTGTCATGACCTCCTCCGTGGGCAGGCACACGCCGTTTTCAAACCGGCTCACCATGCTCACGTCCATCCGTGGGTCTGCCAGCTTCAGAATGCCGCTGACCGCCTCCTGCGTCAGCCCCAGTTCTAGCCGCCTCTCCTTCAATCGGTTCATTTCTGTACCTCCACCCATTGGCCGTTCTTAACGGTGTACCACACGCCGGGTTTCAGCGTTTCACCATCCACGATGCCAGAAAGGATGGCGGCGATCTCTCCATTATCCCTACGCTCTACGCAGACAATAGCGTTGCCGATATCGCCCATAACGCGGCCAAAAAAGCCGGTTGTCATAGCCACACAGTATTTGCCGGTGGCGGATGCTGCGCCACTACAGCCGGTGGCGGATGCTGCGCCACTATCGCCGGTGGCGGATGCTGCGCCCCTATCGCCGGTGGCGGATGCTGCGCCACTCCAGCCGGTGGCGGATGCTGCGCCACTA